GAAGTTCTATGGTATCCGGCAATGCTGGGATATACGGAGATGCTCAGGTATCTGGAAATGCTCAGGTATCTGGAAATGCTATGGTATCTGGAAATGCTGAGGTAACTGGGCATACCGTGGTATCTGGAAATGCTCAGGTATCTGGAAATGCTAAGGTATATGGAAAGGCTATGATATACGGAGGTGCTATGGTATATGGAGATGCTATGGTATCTGGAAATGCTGAGGTATTTGAAAATGCTGAGGTGTATGAAACCGTTCAAGTGTATAGCTATGCTAAAGTGTTTGGATATGCTAAGGTATATGGATATGCTCAGGTATCTGAAAATGCTAAGGTATCTGGATATGCTAAGGTATGCGGAGATGCTAAGGTGCATGGATATGTTTTGGTAACTGGAAATGATTTGGTATATGGAGAAGTGAAATGAATAACAAAACAGAAGTTAGCCGAATTATTATACAAAATGAAATCCTTTGTAAAAAATGTGATGACGTAATATACTCTGCGCATCGCCATGATTTTAAATACTGTAAATGTGGCTCTGTGGCGGTAGATGGCGGCACGGACTATTTGCGTCGTGTTGGTAACTTAGATGAATACGTTGAAAGATCAATGAGTATGGATGCAGACGCATTATGTGAGTGCCAAGAAGCACTACATTTGGAACAGGATACAGAGAGAAATGATTTAGGAACTGTGTTAGCTATTATTCGTGTATTGCGTCAATATGATATGCTAGACATGAGTAAGTTTTAGTCGTAATAGAGGAGATTACTCTTATGAGTAGTTATCATGATAACATAAATATTATGGGCACGAAAGAAATACTGAAGAAGAATGTGTACGATCTACAGGAGCAGTTGGTTTCATCACATAAGAGAATAATCACATTACTAAGTACAGTTGATGAGTTAAAAAAGGTAGTGGGAGATATAGATTATTATCTTAAGGGGATTAAAATTTATACTGATGATATTTCTAACTTACTTAACAAAAATAGTGATACATAAACTACACATATTAAACAGGGGGGGTATAATATATGATGGATTGGTCAAGGGAATTATTAAAGAGTTGGAAGTCTCAACAAGATATTAAAAAGGATATACTAGACTGTTTGTCATGTGGCTGTCCCATTACAAAGAAGGACTTTGATGAGTATAATAAGATGTGCTCTTGGTGTTACTCACAAGTTTTACTTGAAATAGATTAAGGGGAGTATATTATAAATTAAAACTATAATAATAGTATCATTGTTAGTACTTGTTCTGTATGGTATATTGATAAATTGGCGTCCATTTATGACTGGGCCTTTATTTAATTATGACTGTTGTACATGGACATTAGTAAAGGAAAAATAAAACATGATACGGATTCAAATAGTAGATAATAATATTTCTGGTATAGAGTTTTTAAATGCTGTGTCGGAAGATAAAGATGAGTTAATCTTCTGGATAAAGAGCTACAAAAAAATGTGGTACGGATATTCTCCTATTGTAACCGAACTACGTTTGGATGATAAATTAGAACAGTGGGTGTGTACCGCTTCACGGTGGACTAGTTGTGATTAGCTACTTGTGTTAAAAATACAAAAAAAGGAGACATAATAAGTAATGAAGGAAACAAGTATTAGAGAGTACGACGGTAAGTTGGTAACGTGGGAGTATAAGTTCATGCCAGAACTTGTTACTAATTATAAACGTATACGTAAAAAAGAATATTGTACTCCGTATTTTTGGGTTATCACTGATGTAAAGGATAATAAATAATGAATATAAAACAACACTCTGAAGTTATTGCTGAAGAAATTAAGCATATACAATTACCAGATAATACAGTCACTCGATTAAAGCGAAAAACTGTTGTTGAGTACCTAACAAATCGTCTTGAAAGTTTAGAACGTGAATCTAACAATATTCAGGAAGCAGAGGCACTTATTCTTAAAGCTTCTCAGGATAAGTTATATAACCATGATTCGGAGAACCACATAAAAAAGACGGTACACAATAAACGAAAGGATACTGATGTGTACGATCTTGAAAAAAATATACCTAATACGTAAAATAGTATGAATATCAGTAAACTGTCAGATAACATAGACGCTATAGAATTGCTTATTAAGAAATTCACAGATCGTGAGTTGACATACACGGAAACTTGTGATAAATTGAATGAATTAGGTCATTCAAAAAATGATGCTCAATCAATTCTAGACAAAATAGCAGGTACCCCTAAAAATGGACTTAATCGTTGATATAGAAACGGACAAGTTAGACGCACAAACCATTTGGGTAGTAGCAACAAAGGATGTACAAACAGATGAAATACGAACTTTTACCAGACCTGTGGAATTCAACACTTATATTCGAAATTATGACACACTCATTGGACACAATTTTCTTTCGTTTGACGCTCCAATTCTGAACCGATTATGGAATTCTAAAATAGGTGTAAGAAGAGTATGTGATACTCTAGTCATGTCCACTCTGTTCAACCCGATGCGAACTGGTGGACATTCACTAAAAAATCTTTCGCTTCTTTCAGGTACGCAAAAATTGGAGTTCAGCGATTTTAGCGAGTACTCCGATGATATGCTGAAGTACTGTATTAACGATGTAGAGGTTACACATTCGGTTTACCGTTATCTTAATATGTATGAAGGTTCTGGATTTTCTAAACAGTCCATATTACTGGAACATGATATACGTCATGTAATTAACAAACAACAAAATCACGGGTTTCTTCTTGACGTTCCTATGGCAATGGGTTTGCTAAATGAGATACGTACAATTAATGATGATACCGAAAAGCAAATATACGCATATTTTAAGCCGAAAGTTCGTTGTGTTCGAGATGTTAAAGTTAGACACAAAAAGGATGGTAGTGTATCTAAAGTAGGTTTAAGGCATATTGACAACATGTCTCAATTAGGTGGAGACCACACCATTATACGATACGAGGAATTCAACTTAGGTTCACCTAAACAGATTGTTGAGCGAATGAACGAATACGGGTGGAAGCCGGTCGAGTTTACACCAAAGGGCGCAGCTAAAGTTAGTGATGCTAACTTAGCTACACTTCCCAGTACCGCGCCGGATGCTGTAAAGAAATTGGTAGAGTGGAAAACGTTAGAGACGCGTTGGAAGACTATTGATAGCTGGTTAGACGCCGCAGAAGTAGACAATCGTGTTCACGGTCGCGTATTCACCATGGGTGCCGTTACGGGCCGTATGACACACTCTAATCCGAATATGGCTAACATTGTATCAACACGTAAGAAGTACGGTAAAGAATCGCGGATGTGCTTCACATCTTCAAGTAATTATGTTCTTGTAGATACAGACGCATCTGGTTTAGAATTGCGCATGTTGGCCCATTATATGAATAATAGCGAATTTACCGATGAGGTTGTATCCGGCGATCCACACACGGCAAATATGAAGGCTGCTGGGTTATCATCACGAGATGAAGCAAAGACGTTTATATACGCTTTCATGTACGGGGCAGGTGTCGAGAAAATTGGCTCCATTGTTGGAGGTGGCGCGAAGCGAGGCCGTGAACTAAAAAATACGTTCTTAGCGAATATGCCTGATTTGAAAAATTTGCAAAAGAAAGTGGTTGACAAGGCGGATACACTTGGTTATATTAACGGACTAGACGGTAGACGCTTGTTCATTCGTTATTCACATGCGGCTCTAAATACGCTTTTACAGGGTGCTGGAGCTATCGTATGTAAGAAGTGGGCAGTATTAATTGATACGTATATTAGAAAGGAGAAATTAGATGCGCACCTTGTATGTAGTATACACGATCAGTACGTATACGAAGTGCATACAAACGATGTAGAATCGTTTAAGTTGGTGTGCTATAAGTCAATAAGTGAGGCTGGTAAAATTTTAAAAGTACGATGCCCACTTACGTGTGAAGTAGGAGTTGGTAAAACGTGGTTTGATGCAAATCACTAGTAATGAGTAGAATATATCAGAGCAGCATAATGCTGAAGAATATTTAAAAAGGAGCTAAATATTATGATTGTACGCGGTACTGCTATGTGGGCGTCTGTTTTCGATGGACACCCAAATTCGCTTTCGGGAAAGTATCAAATTGATATTTGTAATCTTGAGGACGAAGTAGTAACTGAGTTGAAGGAGTCTGGAGTTACGGTTAAAACTGACGAACATAAGGGAATGTTTGTCACGGCAAAGGGAAAGTATCCACCAAAGGTAATGGATTCGGCAAAGACCCTGTGGGACAAGGATGACCGTGGAGTTATTGGTAACGGTTCTACTGTCAAGGCGTCGTGTCGTCCGTACCCTTGGACGTTCAAAGGTACCTCTGGAATGGGCTTAGGTCTTAATCAGTTGATGGTTCTTAAACACGTAATGTACGAGGAGGATTTGGAAGCAGAAGACACGGATTTTGACGATGAAGTTGTTATCTAAGTAGTTAACTTGTCGTTACATGTAACACGGTCAACGATGAGGGGGTGCGGTTACAAATTGGGAGTCGCACATAAGGTAGCGCGGTGAGGGTTGGGCCGCATTACAATAATACGCATACAAGGACGTGTTCACATCCTAACATAAAAAATTAAAATGGAGATGTACATATATTATGACAATGAAAGTTGATAATATTGTAGAAGACATATATAAGTGTGTTGACGATGGCGCAGAAATATGCGAAGATGATATGGAGTTTTTCCTTAATTTTCTGCGTTCAGAGTTAACTACATTTCTTAATCCGGAAGAGCGGGAGGAAAGGAAGCCGGGTCTTCGTATGTCTAATATCGGACGTGATAAACGAAAGTTGTGGTACGATTTTTATCACCCTGTCCCGTATAAACTTCGTCCTGAACAGCGTATCAAATTCTTTTACGGTCACATGTTAGAGGCGTTCCTGTTGTTTATGTGTAAAGTGTCTGGACACGACGTACGAGATATGCAGAGAGAGGTTAAGTTGAACGGTGTTACGGGGCATATTGATGCCATTATTGATGATGTTGTTGTTGACGTAAAGAGTGCGTCTTCGTACGGTTTCCGTAAATTTTCTCGTGCAGAGTTATTCAGCAACGATCCGTTTGGATACATTGCGCAGATATCAGGATATATTCAGGCGTTAGATAACGAAGAAAGTATGGAGCGTGGAGGTTTTCTTGCTATTGATAAGCAGTACGGAACACTTGCGTTTCTTCCTATTGAAGAAATGGATACAATTGACGCGTCAAAGCGTATTGATGAACTTCGCGATGTTATCGCGTCCAAAGACGTAGTGCCGGAAAGGTGTCACGCTATAAAGATGGAGGATAATGGAAACGAACGCTTGTGTACTGACTGTAGCTGGTGTGATCACAAGCACAGGTGTTGGAGTGACTCAAATGATGGTGACGGATTACGTACCTTTAAATATAGCACAGGATATCATTATTTAACACGTGTTGTAAAGGAACCTCGCGTTGAAGAATTACTATGAGTCGGTTCATCAGCCGTGCCCAGATTGTGGAAGTAGTGATGCTCTTGCTAAGTACGCGGATGGTAACACGTACTGTTTTTCGTGTCAGAAGCGGATTAGTGGAGGGTCAGTACACGTAATGAGCAATTCAATTCAAATAAAAAAATCAGATATTACATCTGTCAAGGTAGGTAACGAAACAGATATTCCTAATCGTAAAATAACTAAAAGTACGTGTAAAACGTACGGAGTTACCCGTGGCGTTAAGGCTCTGTATTTTCCGTATTATGACGTGGATCGTAATCATATCGCCAATAAGGTACGCTCTACAAATGCAAAAAAATTTGTAGCACAAGGTCGTCTTTCTGATTCAACATTGTTTGGGCAGAATTTATTTAGCGGTGGAAAGTACGTCACTATTACGGAAGGAGAGATAGACGCACTTTCATGTTACCAGATACTAGGTAGTAAGTGGCCTGTGGTATCTATTAAGTCGGGGGCGCAATCTGCCGTGCGAGACGTTACGGAAAATTATGATTACCTGAATCAATTTGATAACATTATAATATGTTTTGATAACGACGAACACGGCAGAAAGGCGTCACGTGAAGTTGCTGAGTTGTTGGCTCCAAAAGCGAAGATTATGAACTTAAATCTTAAGGACTCTAACGAGTATTTAGTTGAAGGTATGCAACAAGAATTTATTCGCTTGTGGTGGGAAGCGGAATGTTACACACCCGATGGTATCTTAGCTGGCGTAGACATGTGGGAGAAAATCAAGGTAGGTCCACCAGAAAGCGCCGTTAAGTATCCGTACACCGGTTTAAATAAGCTTACGTACGGTATTCGTATGGGTGAGTTAATCACGGTTGCGTCCGGTTCCGGTTTGGGTAAATCTTCTTTTCTGCGCGAGATTGTGTATCACATTCTTTCGAAAACAGATCAGAACGTCGGTTTATTATTCCTTGAGGAAAGTGTTCGTCGTACGGCACAGGCTATCATAGGTCTTGATATGAATAAACCGATACATCTTCCGGATGTCGAATATACAGAGGAAGAGTTGCAAACCGGTTTTGATAATACGCTCGGTAAAAATCGCCTATTTTTCTACGATCACTTCGGAAGCAATGCAATTAACAACATCATAAGCCGTATACGATATATGGTTCGTGCGCAGAAATGCAAATACATCTTTCTTGACCATATTAGTATTCTTGTATCTGATCAATCAAATATGGATGAGCGTAAGGCGTTAGATGAGATTATGACAAAACTGCGCACTCTTGTTCAGGAACTGGATATCTGTATGTTCGTAGCGTCTCATTTGAAACGCGTAGATTACGGTCACGAGGAAGGAGGTGTTACAAAGTTACATCAGCTACGCGGTTCAGGTTCTATCGGGCAATTATCAGATATTGTAATCGGACTTGAACGGGACGGTCAAGCAGTCGATTTGCGAGAAAGGCACACCACAACTATTCGAGTGATAAAGAACCGTTTTAGTGGCTTGACAGGGCCAACCAGTATGTTACTATACGATTTGGTATCTGGGCGTTTGTCTGAGATTGGTCCCGATGGTGGCGATGATTTAAGTTCAGAGAGTTTCTAGAATGGGGGATCGGTAGGGTGGGTGGGTATTAAATAATATGATTATATATCAACGAAGAGTGTACCCAGAGGATTTACGTGAAAATATTGATGTGTATTATTTATTCTCGGATAATGACAGAGGTTCAGGATACTACAATTTCAGAGAGTACACTAACTTTATCGGGGTGCGTATAAAAAAGGATGAACACAATTTTGATACGTCGTACTGGTCTGATACAACGTACGAAGATAATGTTACTAAAATTATTTCCGATGTTAAGCACATTCAGAATGAGGTACTCAAAATAGGAAAGATACTTGTGTATAGTGAGCAATTGTTCTCATTTGACATAGGGGAATACACGAATCGTAGTCCTAAAACAGCTTCGTATGTACAGTCTAGTATAACTTCTCTTTTACATACAAAGGCAACATTAACGTGGGCATAATAAGTGGACTCGACGTAAGCAATAAAGTATTTCTTGATTCACAAAAAAAAGGAGTTGAATTAGGGCCTATACATAATTCTATAACACGTGGTGAAGGTAATCTTGCTGGATTTATAGGTGAGTATCTTGCACAGAGCATATACGGGGGAGTCTTAGATAATACGTACGCGTACGATCTTAAGTTACCAGATGGTCGTCGTATGGACGTTAAAACTAAGATAACAAGTGTAGAACCAAA